GCGTCGATGACAGCAGTGCCACCGGTGTTGGTGATCGCGATCTCGATGATGGCACGCCCAGGCATTACGTCTGTCCCTTCCGTGCGGAAAAGTACTTTTTCAACGTGGCCGAAATCCTCTGGCGCGACTCGGGAGTCGCCACGCGCCTGACCGCCGCAGCTGACATGCGCACTCGTGTTTCTGGGCTGAGCGTTCGCCCAGTCAGTGAGGCCGAGATCCGCGCACAGGACTCCGCTGAGAGCCGCCGCACACGCGCGGCCTCAGCGATCTTTGCCCTGGTGACCGGGTCGGTCATTGCGCGCCGCATTTTCTCGGAATGCTCCTCGCGGGCGCCGGGGCGCGCCCAAAAAGATCTGAGGGCCGCCAGCGACTTTTCCCGGTGCTCCGCGGTGAGCTTGTGCCCGCGTGGACACCGTCCTCCCTCCGTGGTATTCAGCATCTTCACTCCATGGAGGCGGAGGGACCGGATGACCGCTACCTCGATCTCGTCCACCTCTTCCGGCTCGGCAAGAACAACCGGATGAATGATGGGCCGAAGGCCGAGACGATCTAGCTTCCTCACCCATCGGTTTTTCGGATTGTGCCCCTTGCTGCTTCGCGCCTCGACGAGGTGAGCATTGAGGCGGTGAGTCAACAAGTATGCGGTCTGGCCCACGTACCTGACGCGGCCGTCCCTTGGGTCGAGAAGCTCGTAGAGGGAGACCAACCTCATCAATAGCCCTTCAGCAATCCCGGCCCTCGGTGCCCCTCGGGCGAGGGTCTGTCGGTGTATTCCTCGCCGCACTTGCTGCAGACGTGGACGCGGTCCCTCTCGGCGTCGCGGCAGGCGGGGCAGGTCTTCCAGGAGAGGAGCTGTTGAAAGAGCACGCGGAGCGCCTCAAAGAGCCCATCAGGGAGGCAGTCGTGCTCATCGTCCCAGATCCCCTCGGCCCGGAGGGCCGCCATCACGCCGGGCCAGTTCACGCCGGACGGCCCGGCCATGCCGACGTAGACCTGATCCTCGACGAGCAACCACGCCGACACAACCGCTGAGTCCACCTCCGAGAGGTCCTCGGGCAGCGGCTCGCCAGCGAGGAGGCATGAAGTTAGCTCCCTGAGCCTTTTCCCTGGGACTTCGCCCGCCCCTGCGCGACGTCGTTGCCGGCGCGCACGAGGGCCCAGAAGAGGTCGGGAAACTTCGCGATGAGGTCGTCCCGGTGCTCGTCGGAGTACTCGTACTCGGGGCCGCTTGCGGTGGGCACCCCGCGCCAGCCGAGGCAGATCTCGACGCCGATCGCCTGCTGGACCTCCGGGGCGTCCATGGTGGGCGCCGTCACGCTGGCGCGGCAGACGGGGCACTTGGCCGCGCTGTCCTGGCCGAGAGGGATGATTCCCACGCCGCCGCACTTCCGGCAGAGCTTGTACTTCTGCTCCCAGGCCTTGCGCATCGCAGCGGTGATGGGAGGGACGAGGAACTCGCCGTCGATGAGGACCTCGCCATCGACGGTCGTGAGGGTGACGAATTGGGGCTGATGGTCCAGCCCCACCAGAATCCTCGGCATCGTGCTCCTGCGCTTTCTGCCGCTCAGGCGGCCACGAACACGGCGCCGTAGTCGGCCGTCGCGTTGAGGAGGGTCGCGGTGATCGGCGAGCTCGCGTTCGACTGGTAGTACGACTGGAAGTCCAGGGTGAGTTTCTTCGCGCCAGGGGTCGCCGGGACGCCGGGAGCGGCCGACAGGGCGATCAGGGTCTCGGGCATGAGGAAGGTGAGGCTGTGGCCGGCGGTCATGGCGACCAGGTCAAGCTCGAGGCTCGTCGGAGAGCCCGCAGCGCCGGCGGCGCTCATCGCCTTGAGGCGCAGGGTGTCGACGTCGTCCCAGAGCCCCTGGATGGTCCCGGAGATAGTGAAGTTGCCGAAGGAGACGAACGCCGGGTAGCGGTTGCCGTCGAGGACCTGCTCGGCGGTTACGTTGCGGGCGATCGTGAGCTTCATCTGCTGGATCATCCCGGTGACGCTGCCGCCGACCTTGACGCCCGACCCGAAGAGGTTATACCTCGAGGTGAGGTACGTGTTCGGCGCGGCGGAGACGGACGTGGCAGCGTTGAGCGTCGGCCCTGCGCCGACGAGGCCGACCACCTCGACGGTGAGCGTGGCCTTGTCGGGGTTCTTTTGGACGTCGATCGCGATGCTCTTCACGGCGCAGCCGGGGATCACGTCGAACTTGCTGACCCCGGTGTTGCCGAGCTCCATGCCGAACGACAGCGGGTCGGCACCGAGCACCTGGAAGACGTGGCTGTAGGGGTCCGCCGAGCCGCTCTTGGTGTAGGCCGCCAGGAGGAGCATCAGCCAGAGGCCGACGCCCACCTCGTCGACCGGCACCACGATGTTGCCGTCAGCGGCGAGCACGTCGCGGCCGGGCTGCGCCGGGTTCGGCATGCCGTTGATCTCGTAGCGCGGCTTGATGGCCTGCTCGTGGAGGTCGAAGGTGCGGCTCATCAGGGGCATCACGTGTCCCGTCAGAGTCGTCGGCTGCGCGCCCCGCACGAGCTCCTTGTAGATGAGTACTCGATCATAGGTTCCTTGACGAATGGCCATTTACTCCCCCTTCGCGGCTTTCGTCCGCGGGTTGTAGGCGGACTCGAGCGGCGCGACGTCGGCGACGCGGCGCAGCTCCTCCACCTGACGGTCGTCGAGCTCGACGGGCTCGCTGGGTTGGTTGAGGTGGAGGGTGAGGGTGCGAGCTCCGGGCCCGATATGGAAGGACCGTTCCTCCCCCGCCGCTCCACTGGTGAGCGTGACGGTGTACTGCGCCATGGCACCTCCTATGTGGTTCGCCCGTGGGTGAGCGTGCACGCGTAGAGCCGGCAGTCCCCCAGGTATCCGAGGTTCTCGATCTTGGTGAATTCCAGCATGCTGCAGCCGAGATCCGGTCGAAGGCCCGCGATCGGGCAGACGGCCGCGTAGACCGCCGCAAAGACGTCCTGGGCGACGCTCGCATCGCCGAGCTGGCCAGGCACCAGGAGCTCGATCTGCCAGGTCCAGTGCTCGTCCTGGTGCACGGCGCCGAGCTCTTCGTTGGGGTCGTACTTCGTCTCCTCCCAGTAGAGGTTGAGACAGAGGCCGGAAGCCTGTTGCGCCAGCTCGATCGCGAGCTGCTCCGAGAGGTCCTTCTCGAGGCGTATGGTGGGCAGCGCGGCGGTAATTGCCACCGCGATCGCATCGCGGATGTTGTCGTGCGCGCTCACGGGACCATCACCTCCTCGGCGTAGGCCGTGAGGTCAGCGAGGTGCCCGGGAGGGATCCCGGCAAACCCTCGGGCCGGAAGGACCGCTGCCGGCCGCAGGCGGCGCCGCGATTCCTTCCGGAATCCTCTCTTGGTGGCGCGCATGTAGGTCCTTCTCCGCTTGGCCTGGACCCCGTAGAGGTGGATGAGGGCGAGGCCGATCTGGCTCGACTGGACGTTGAGGAACGCGGTCGCCCCGCTGGGTGTGAGGCCGTACCCGGAGACGAGCGCCTGCTCGAGCTCTCCCGTGCGCACCAGGAGGGAGCGGAAGCCTTTCTCCTGCTCCGTGGCGGCGGCCGCGCGAGCCCAGCCAGTCCCGTGGATCGGGTCGACCTTGACGTCAAACGCCTCGTGCGACGCCTGGAGGAGCTCGTCGGCCGCCTTCGCCGCGACCTTCTCGACGCCCGTGGAGGTGACGTTCTCCTCGAGGGCAGCGAGCGTGGCGTCGGCCGCGGTCTGGTCGAGGTTGACCTTCCAATCCATCAGTGCACCGTCCGGATCCGGAGGGGGGCGATCCCATTCCAGATGAGGTCGGGAGACGGCGCGATGCCCTTGAAGCCGCCCTGGCCGATGTAGAGCTGGTTGCCGCGGTGCTCGAAGTAGTACCGGACGAGCTGCCGGATGGCGAGGCGCAGCGGCGTGGGCATCATGCCGCCCAGGCCGCTCAGCGCCACAGCTCCCGGCGCCCCGGCCGCGGCGCTCTGAATCTTGACGCGGTAGTTGGTGAAGCCCGGCATGACGAGGGCGTGATCGGTGTTGCCCGGCTGGATCGTGGCCGCCGCCCGCACGACCTGTTCGGTCACAAACGTCTTGTCGGGGGCGCCAAAGATGGACCAGTTGACGGCCGCGCCGGACGGCACCTCGAAGCCGAAGCGCAAGGGCGAGCCGACGTCGGCAATCGCCACCTCCGAGCCGGTCACGACCGCCAGGTCGTCCGTCGAGGCCTGCTGAATGGGCCCGATCGGGAAGGCATAGCCGCCGTGGCAGTAGACCGTGAGGGATGCCTGCCGCTGCAGCGGAGAGGGCCACGACTGCCCCGGAATGAGGGCGATCCGCGGGTACTCGCCCAGGATCAGCGAGTAAACCGAGGAGTCGACGACCGAGACCGTGCCGTCCGGAGCCGTCGCCGTGATCTGGGACACGGACAAGACGGGCGAAATAGGCAGCCAGAACGAGCCCTGCTCCCGGACATCGGCGAGGTCGACCTCGCCGACGAGGTAGGGCTGGACCGCGAGGAAGTGGCGGCCGCCGATGTCCTCGTCGTCGACGGTCACGATGAAGTCGCCCGCCACGAGCACGCGCCCGGTATAGATCTCGACGGACTCGCGCTGTTCGGGAATGAGGTCGCGCACCTGCTCGCGGGCCCGCGGGTCGACACCTCCCTGCATGCTAACGACCGACACGGACGCCCAGTTCAGGGCCTCGTCGAGGAAGATCGGCTCGACGGGAGGGTCGGCGAGGCGGGTGACGCGGATCATGGGGTCCCTCCGGGCGCTGCGAGCCTCGCGGCCGCCTCGTCGACGCTCCGGTCGAACGCCGACCGCTCATCCGGCGAAAGCCGGTCCATCGACATCGGGCAGACGATCCGGTCGGTGAAGCGGGCCGGGATCCTCCGGTGAACCAGGCACCCCGCCCTCCTGAACACCTCGCCGAGCCAGATGTCGTGGAACTGGCTCCGCGTCACGCAACCCATCGCCTCGTAGGCCGGGCGCGAGAGGACCGGAAACCAGAAGTCGTTGCCCTGGTTGTTCTCGCAGGTGAGGAGGGCCGGCACGGTGTGGTCGTAGCGGCGGATGACGTCGTCCCAGGCCGGGGTCTCGCAGCCGACGTCGTCGGCGAAGACGAACAGCCAGTCGCCCGTCGCGAGCTCGACCATCTCGTTGATGAGGCGCGGCAGCTCGGAATACCCGTCGTTCCGGCCGACGATGGCCTGGCAGGAGAACTCGTAGAGGACCGCGAGGGTGGGGGCGTCGTGGTGGTCGGCGTACACGAGCAGCTCGAGGAGCTCCGGGCAGGCGGCCGCGCGTTCCAGACCGTCGAGCGTTCGGCGCAACTCGTCCGCGCGATGGCGAGTCGGCAGCAGCAGGGAGATCAATGCGGGGCTGCTCATCCCGCCGCCTCCGCCTTCTTCTCCTCTGTCTCGAACACGTCGAGGACGTGCCCCTTGAACGGCACCGAGCCGCTCCAGTGGGTGAGGTCGAAGTAGGGGTCCAACCAGATCGAACCTCCGAGGGCGCGCCAGCGCTTGCAGAAGGTGATGTCCTCACTCCAGAGCTTGTCGCCCTCCATGAACGGGTTGAAGAGGGCATACCGGTGCTCGTCGTAGGGCTGGTCGGCCGTGTACTTGAGCTCCGGGTGCGCGTCCATCAGCTTCTTCACGGCGACGCGCGAGACCATCAGGCATCCGGCGGGCCCCGCCTCGAGCTCCACGCACCCCGTCCGTGGGTCGATGTTGAGCCCGGCGGCGAGTTGCTCCGGCGTCCAAATGAGCGGGAAGCCGATCGGCTGCTTCTTCCGCGGGTAGGCACACATCACGATGTCGTGGACGCGGGCGTCGGAGAGCAGCCGGAGGGGCACCTCGCGCGGAAACTCGACGTCGGAGTCGACCATCAGGACGTGACTGAATTGAGGGAGTCCCATGAACACCGCGAGGATCTGGTCGCGCGCGCGGGTCACCATGCTCTCGGAGACCAGGTAGCAGGTGTCGGTGGGGACCCCGAGAACGGCCATCTGGACGGTTGCCGCGCAGATCGACTTCGCGCACGACGTGTGCAGGGTGCTCCCGTAGGCCGGGACGGCAATCATCAGGCCGGTAAACTCCCCTGGCAGGGAGAGGGCGCCCTGGGCGCGCGTTTCCCCGTCCGGTAGGTACAGGCCGCTCGCCCTGCGCCGGATCTTCACCGGCGCCCTCCAGGACGGAACCTCGTGCGTCGCTGCCCCTCCTCGACGGCGCTCTCGGCTGCCTTGTCGGTCGCCGTCTCGACCTCAGGCGCCTCGGCCGGCGCCGCGGACGTCAGCCCCGAAGCCTCGACCCTGACCGCCTTGCCGAGCCCGATGAGGAGGTGCCCCGACCGGTCGTCGGTCTCAAGGACCTCGCCGACGTGGACCGGGTGCCCGTTGGCGCTGGTTGGTTCGACGATCTTGACCCGCATGGATCACCTGTATTTCTTGAGCCCGATGAGGTTCACGGAGAAGGTGAACGACGGGGTGCTCGTGCCCGAGGCGCCCAGGGTGTAGGCAGCGGCGACGAACTGCTTCCTCGAATCGATGGCGACCGGGATCGCCTGCTGCAGGGGCGAAGCGCTGACCTCGCTGAACGCCGCCCCGGGAACGTCCGTCCACGTCACGCCGTCGTCGCTCTCCACGAGCTTCACGTCGAGCGTCGGGGTGGTACCGGCGCTCGCGGCCGCCGCGTCAAGAATCGCAACCCCGCGCGCCTCGAGGTTCCCTTGGTGGACATTGACGGCCGAACCTCGATCTGTCGCGGTCACGGTCTGTGTGCCGACGAGGTTGAGGACGGCAGTGTCGTCGAAGAGGTCGATGTCTCCCATAGCCGCGTCTCCTTCAAAGCAGTGGGAGGGGCCCGCTCCGGACCCCTCCCGGTTCACCGCTCGTTGATTCAGGGCCTGAAGGATCAGGCCGCGATGTCCGACGCATAGGAGAACGACCCCACGTGCCGGACCCCGATGTCGAGGTCCTGCAGCGCGACGACGCGGACCGCGCCGATGGTCGACTGGCTGTAGGGG